GGTCATTCCTTCCTATCTGTTGTGTTGTTGAGGTATGCGGCGTAGGCGGCGTCCTGCGTGGCTGCCAGCGCTTTGAACGTCTGCCAGCATGCGGTACAGACGAGCGCGCCCTGTGCGACTCCGTCGACGGTGGTGTGTGTGATGTCGTGCCAGTCGCTGGAGGTGCGTGGGTCACCGTCGGCGAGGTATGCGGAGGCGTGGCATCGGTCGCAGGTGTATCTGGTGATGTTCGTGGTTCGTGCCATTGATGTTCCTTTCTCTTTCAGGCTGTGCGCTGGTAGATGTGTCCCGGAAGGATGGTGTTGCATTCCTTCCAAGTGCCGCCGTAGGTGGTTCCCGGATTTGTTGTGGCGGTGGTCCAGTAGAGGGAGCCGACCGGGTGGGCGGCGATGAACGCCTGGCTTGCGCTCATGCCCGTCTCGCCCTTGTCGCCCTTCGGGCCGACGAGGCTTGTGTTGGAAACCGGTTTGAACGTCACGTTTTTCCCGGTGGCTGTGATCTGCGCGTACATCAGGTTCTTGCCGCCATTGGTCATGGCGAAGAAGTATTCGCCTACGACCGGGGCACGGTTGAAACTGAGTGCCCGCCAGTCAAAATCCGAGCATGCGGACGTCCAGTATCCGGCTAGTATGCGTGTGATGATCAAGGCAGGCAACCCGGTCTCGCCGCGTTGGCCAGCCTCTCCTTTCGCTCCGGTGGCCCCGGTCGCGCCAGTGGCGCCGGCAGGGCCCTGCGGTCCTTGCACTCCCTGCTTGCCTTGCGGGCCGGTGTCGCCCTTGGGTCCTTTGACGTTGCCGAGCAGAATCTTCGTCATATGCGCTCCTTACTTTCCGTCATTGATCATGTAGTACAGGTCTCCCGTCGCCGGATCGTAGGAGACGGGAGCCGCCGACGCGGTGGTCGTATCCGCGTACACGGCGTACAGGTCTCCGTTCGGGTCGACCTGCAGTGTGAAGAATCCGGAAGTTGGCGCCGTCACGCCGCTGGCACCCTGCGGTCCTGTCGGCCCCTGTGGGCCCTGCAGTCCCTGCGCACCTTGTATTCCCTGCTTGCCTTGCGGCCCGGTGGGGCCTGTTGCTCCGGTAGGTCCGGCAGGACCGGTCGGACCTACCGGGCCAGTGGGACCGGTAGGGCCTCCTTCTCCGGAGGGGCCGACATCGCCTTTATCACCCTTGTCACCTTTCAGCCCTTCAGGACCTTGCGGACCGGTAGGCCCGGCAGCTCCAGTGGCTCCTTTAGGCCCGATCTCGCCGGTATCGCCCTTCACACCTTGTGGGCCGACGTCACCTTTTGGACCTTGCGGTCCGGCAGGGCCTTGCGTTCCGATGATGGATTGACGGGAAATCGTCTTTCCCGTGAATAGGCTGCCGGACTGTGAAACGCACTGCCAGACGATGCTGTATTTTCCGCCACCTGACAATGCGGTCGAATATTCGTTGGCGAGTGGTGTTCGGTTCAACCATTCGCTCACGTTCCCCGTGAAAGTGGATCCCACCGGATATTCGCCGACGAGGGACTTCTTCATCACGAGCGCCGGAAGGCCGACGTCGCCTTTAGCTCCCTGAACGCCCTGCGCTCCTTGCTTGCCTTGCGGGCCGGTGGCCCCGGTATCGCCCTTGTCACCTTTGGGGCCTTTGATGTTGCCGATCAATAGTCGCGCCATGTGTCACCTTTCCGGGATGTCCACGTACAGGTTCCCGCTCTCGGAGTCCCAGACGAACGAGGGTGGGTTCGTGTTGTCCGGATAGTTCACGTACAGGTCGCCGTCGCCTTCCATGCTGAGCGTGAAGAAGCCGCTCGAGGGGGCGGATACGCCGCTGTCGCCCTTGTCACCCTTCTCCCCTTGCGGGCCCTGGATGCCTTGGGAACCTTGGATGCCTTGTCTGCCCTGGGGGCCGGTCGCTCCCTGTGGACCCGTGGGACCCTGCGGACCTGTGGAACCCGTCGGGCCTTGCGGTCCCGCCGCGCCGATCGCGCCGGCATCACCCTTATCGCCTTTCTCGCCGCGTATCCCCTGCAGTCCCTGCGGGCCTTCGGGACCGGCGACGCCTTGCGGCCCTCGCTCCCCGATCGCTCCTTTCTCTCCCCGAGGACCGGTGGGTCCGGTCGCTCCGGTGGCCCCCTGTGGTCCTGTGTCGCCCTTGTCGCCCTTCTCCCCTTGCGGACCCTGGTCGCCTTTCGGAAGCCCCAAATTCAAGGTTTTGTCGCTGCCGGCGCCCGTGAGCGACGCGCTTGCCTGTGCACCGGGGGCGAGCGTGTCCACCGAACCGATTTTCAGGCCGGTGATGTAGTCGCCTTTCGGCTGTTTACCCGACAATGCGTTGTTGAGCGAGTCGATGTCGTTTCTGGTCACGTCGGCGCTGAACGTCCAGGCGTCGAGTTTGAGGCCGGCTCCAGCGTAGTAGGCGTGGCCACCATCCCCGATGGAGGATTCTCCGCTGTTGCCGCCGGCGCTGGCACCTCCGGATTCGTAGGTGACGGTGAGCACGCCTCCCGAAACCTTGACGATCTTCTTGGAGATCTCGGCAGTGACGACGAGGCCCGTGTTGTTGTCACGGCCCGTGACCAGGTCGCCAACGTCCGCGTCGATGCCGTCGGGAATGTCCACGTCGATGGTGCTGGTGTTCCGAAGTTCCTGGAATTTCTGCCTGCCCTTGTCCTCGAGCTCGTCGGCTTCGGCGTTGGACAACTCGTATGTGGCGGTGCGTTCGTCAAGCCCTTTGAGTGTCTGCGTGTGGCTGAACGTGCCGTTCGCGTCGGCGTACCAGTGGATGACGGTACGGTCCTTGAGTTCGCCCTTGCCCAGGCAGATGAGATGGTTGATCGGGTGCGCCGCCTGTTTGGCGGTGAAGTCGATGAGGTCCGAGTCGATGCTGTCGCCGATCGTGCGGACGGGCATGGCGCTCATGGCCACCTTGTCGCCGTCATTACGCAACCGGAGTTTGAGTCCGCTTGCCCTGAGCATCTTGACCAGACCGCTGTACAGGTCCACGTACCGGTCGAACTGGCAGGTGGTCTTGTGGTCGGCGCTTTCGTCGGTGACGGTGAACAGGCCTTGCAATCCCGCACGGCTGACGAGCGTGCGCATGATGACGGGAATCGTGCCGGACAGGGTGAGGTAATCGTTGTTCCTGTCCGGTTCGATGATCTTCGAAGCGAGCACTCCATGCCAGTCGCGGCCATGCCATGTGACGGTGGACAGGCCTCCGTCCACGTCGACATCCGTGTCGTCGATGATGCCGCCGTACTCGGTGCCGTCGATCATGATGCGGCTCCCCGCCTTGAGCGCGGCGTCTTCGACCTGCAGGTCGAAGTCGTTCTCCCCGCTACCGAACGCGAGGTCGAGCGTGTATGAGGCGTGGCTCGCCACGGGTTTGCCTGTGGCGTCGGTGACGATCAGGTCCATGGCGGTTCGCTCCTTTCCTCGCAGACCGTCAAGTCGAATTGGAATCCTCCCGGCCAGCTGATCGGCTGTGTTCCGGGCGCGAGCGGTTGGAACACGTACCGGCCGGAATCCTTGCCCGACCCTCGCACGGCCTGCGCGAAGCAGTTTGTGGCGAGACCTGTGCCGCTGACCATGGTGACGGTCCTGACATCGCCGGTGCCGTCGATTTCCAGACGTGAGCCGGATGGTACGGTCACGTCGACCTCGTACCGGTTGGTTCCGATGATGACGTACGGTTGCGCGCATGGTCCGAATATCGTGAGTTTGACCGGCTGCGGGATGGATGTGTCGTTGACGATCTCCGCGCCCAATGCCATGCCGGCGAAATCATGCGGATAATCATGCGGATAGTCCAGGTCGGAGGTTCCGGAATCGTATCGCGGCGTGAAATGCGTCATGGTCGAACGACGCCACACGCCATCGGCCAGTACGATGGTCAACTGCGTCTCGACCATCGTGGGCGTGATGGACTGCGGCTCGCTTTTCGTGATCCACGCTCCGGCTTTCCACTCGCCGTCGGCGATGAGCGTGCCTGGTTCTCCGGAGGCCATGTCGGCGTCCGCGAGGCGGCGCAATAGGTCGAGCGTCTCCGGAGAATCGTGGATCTTCACGGGGATGGTCGTCTCACGTGTCTTGCGTGTGATGCCCGTGATGCCGCGCGAGGCGAGGCTGTAATCCCAGATGCGGGCTCGCAGTCCAGTGAGCGTCCCGCCGTAGAGCGGCCCTTCGAAACCGATCGACTCGCCTGTCGCGCCGCTCACGTAGCTCAGGGTTCTCATGCCACGCTCCTTACGAGTCTTGCGAAGTCACGATGGGTGAACGGCCGGTCGTCGGCCGTCGCCGTTTCGACGGCTTCGATCAGCGTGTCCATCCTGCCGATGACGGTTTCCAAGAGTCTGTCGGAATCCGATGGCGTGGCCGTGGTGACGTTCAATCGTCCGGTCTTCGACCAGTCCGTGCCGTCGAGGCTCATCGAGGAGACGAGCGAGTCCATGGACCGGTCGACCACGGCGGCCGAATCGTCGATGCCCAGGGCCATGCCCCGGCCGATCATCACGCCGACCTCGTCACGCATGAGGCGTGATGGTGAGTGGATGCCGAGTTTGCTTTTGACAGCGGAGATGGCATCGTTGACGCCGGAGAGCAGGCTCGACGCGATGCTGCCGATCTTGCTCTGGATGCCGCTGACGATGCCGTTGACGATATTCGCTCCGATGCTGAGCATGCGGCCCGGCAGTGATGACAGGGTGCTGACGATGTTCTGCACGAACTGGTTGCCGGCCTGCAACGCCTTGGACCCCATCTGGGACGCCCAGCTGGCAACGCTGGAAATAGTCGCGGACAGCCATGAGCCGATTCGTCCCGGCAATTCGGAGAGGAACGTACCCACGCTCGTGAGGAACCGGCTGCCCGCCTGGATGGCCTGCGACGCCATGTTGGAAACCCACGCCGAGGCTGAGGCTACGGCTCCCGCGAGCCAGCTAGCCACATTGCCGGGCAGCTGGGTGAGGAACGTGCCGACGTTCTGCAGGAACTGCGTACCCATCTGTAGAGCTTGCATGGCCGTGGACGACACCCATGCGCCGATGCTCGCGGCTGTCGAGGCGAGCCATGCGGCCACGTTCCCTGGGAGTTGGGCGAGGAACGTGCCGACGTTCTGCACGAATTGCATGCCCATCTGGAGGGCCTGCGCGCCGAACGCGACCGCGTACAGCGCGATTGACGTGACGGTGTAGCCGAGCCAGTAGGCGATCGTCTCTGGCAGGTTCATGATCGCGTTGGCGAGGTTTGTGAGGAACTGTTGTCCGGCCTGCAATGCGGACTGGCCAAGGCTCACGGCCCATGATGCGACGGCTGACGCTGCTCCGGCGAGCCAGCTGGCGATGTTGCCGGGCAGTTGTTGGAACCATTGTCCGACACCTTGGATGGCCGACGGGAGCGTCGAGGTGAAGAACGTGACGATGGTCTGGCCGATCGAAGTGACCGTGCCCACGGCCGTCTGCCAGGCGGATGCGAGGAACGACGTGAACGAGGCCCACCATTGGCGTCCGATATTGGTCTGTGTGAAGAACCATGTCAGCGCGGCCACGGCCGCGCCGATGGCCACGACCCACATGCTGATCGGATTCGCGTCCAAGGCCATGCTGAACGCCAATTGCACGGCGGTGGCGGCCTTGGTCACCGAGCTCCACGCCGATTGAGCGGCCTTGACGATATTGAACGAGCTGGCGAGTTGCTTCAGGCCGCCCGCCGCGCTTCCCACGTCGGATAACTTGCCGATCAGATCGAATGCGGCCGTGGCGGTCTTCTCCACACCGGAGGCGGTCGCGGAGATGGCCTTCAGCCCGCCGGAAACCGTTTTCAGCCCGGCCGAGACGATGTCCCAGCCCTTGACGGCGAGCAATGCGACGGCGATGGCTTTCAACGCGCCGGATACCAGTGCGCCGTTCTGCTGCGCCCACTGTCCGACCGACTGCAGCCAGCCTCCCACCGTCATGAGCACGCCGGTCAAAGTGTTCAACAGTCCGGCGAAGCTCTGCGCCGCGGAACTGGCGGTGCGCGCGCTGTCGTTGAAGCCGAAGGCCTGCGAGACCGCGGCCGCCAATCCGGAAACCAGCGAGCCCAATCCGGAGATGACGCCGGTCAGGCTTTCAAGGAACGGCTGCAACGCGCCCGTCTCGATGAACGTGTTGACGAACGTCTTCGCCCATCCCGCCGCGTTCGACAACGCCTGCGCGACCGAAGCGACCACTCCCGCGAGCGCGCCGGCGGTTGTGGAGAACATTGTGGCGGCTTCGCCGCCATTGTTGAGTCCGCCTATGAGTGATGTGGTTGCGTTCCAGAGGCCAGTGAGTTGGCTTTTGAGGCTGGCCGTCGCCGAGGCGAGCATCTGGAAGCCGGGGATGTTGGAGATCGTGTCGCCAAGGTTTTTGAGTTTCGCCTGTGTGGCGGGTATCGCGTTCTCGAGACCTTGTTGGAGTGCCGCTCCGACTTTTTGCAGGGTTGGTGTGACGGCTGCGGTGAATGTGTCGATGAGTGGGATGGCTTGGTTGAACAGGCCGCGTAAGCCGTTGAGGACTGGTGTGGCGGCTGTTTCTCCGAGTCGGCTCAATGCGGCTTTCACGTTGGCCAGGGCGCCGGTGAATGTGGTGCCTGCGGATAGTGCGGCGCCGCCTAGGCCTTCCTGCATGGCGTCGGCGAAGGTTTGGAAGTCGATTTTGCCGTCCGAGACCATGTCGGAAACTTCGGCGCTGGTCTTGTTCAGGTGCTTGCCGAGCATTTGGAGGACTGGGATGCCGCTCGACATGAGCTGGAGCATGTCGTCGCCCTGGAGTTTGCCTCGGGCGGCGACGGAACCGAAGATCATGCCGATGTCGGTGAGGCTTCTGCCGCTGATCTGCGCGGTGTCGGCCACGGTCTTGAGGACCTTGGTGAGCTGGTCGCCTTCCTTGATGCCGGATGCTGACAGGCTGGCCGCGACGGTGGCGGCGTCGCCCAGTCCGAACGCGGTGCCTTTGACGGAGGCGAGCGCGTCGTTCATGATTTCGGTGACGCTCGCGCTGTCGTGGCCGAGGCCTTTGAGTTTGGCTTGCGCGTTCTCGATGTTGAGGGCGCGGGTGAAGCCGCCTTTGGCGGCCAATGCGGTGATGCCGCCGGCGAGGGTGGCGATCGCGCCTGTGCCGACCTTGCCGATTTTGCCGAATGCTCCGCCGATCTTCGAGATGAGGGTGTTGGAGCTTTTCTTGGAGGCTTTGCTGACGGCGTCGCCGATGTCGCCTTCGATGCTTTTGCCGAATCCTTTGCCGGATGGTTCGACGTGGACGTATGCGACGCCTATGTCCTGTGCTGCCATCGTGTTTCCTTATTCGTAGGTTGGGATTCCGATGGCGGTCGGAGTCAGAGGTCGTCGTTGATGTGGAAGTAGGCTTTGAGCCGTTCCCTGTCCTCGCGTTGACGGCGGGTGAGGTTGTGCGTCGGGGTTGGCGGGTGGAGTGGGTCGTGCTCGTGGTCGAACCATGGGCGTTTGCGTTGTCCGGACAGCGTCCAGACCGCCTGTTCGGCTCCGTCGGGCGCGTAGACGGCGTTCTGCAACGCCATCCACGAGTGGCTCGTATGGTCTTTGAGGATTTCGCGGGTCAACGCCCAGGCGAGTCCCCAATCGACTCGTGGACGTTGGCCTTCAACCCATTCCCGGAAGCGTACGGGCCTGTAGATCTGCCCGTACGCTCGGATCCAGTCGTAGGCTAGTGCCGCGCGATTGTTGTTCCAGAGGTGGGCGAGGTAAACGCTTTTGGGTCCAGTCCGGATTCCTCGGCCCACGCCTTGATGGTCGCGGTGAGGTAGGCCATCGGACGTTCCGTCTTGCGTAGCACGTTCCAGAAGTTCGGCTGCATCGTCTGGAAGTAGGCGAGGAACGTGCTCACGCAGGCCGTGGTTTCCTCGTCGGACAATGCGGGCTTGCTTTTGACCAGGAGGATGGCCTGCACGAGTTCGATGGGCAGTTCCGCGTTGTTGAGGTTCGGCAGGTCGAGTTTCGCTCCGGCGACCTCGAGGTGCACGTCGGGCTTGAGCTCCTCCGCGTCGGTAAGGTCCACGTCCACGACATGGTAGGTGTTGTCGCTCATTTCGTCTCCGTTTCATGATTATCGGCGGTTATGGGTAATGGTCCCGTGCGGTCGACCGCCATCGGCCGCACGGGAAGAATCAATGGGTCACTTGGCGTCTTCAGTGACGAGGCCCCATGCGTGGAACTGTTCGCCGTTGGTGCCCTTGAGCATCTTGAACGTCATGCTGAAGTTCATGATCTCGCTGGATTTCAGGCTCACGTCGTCGCGGTCGCTCACCTTCGAGTTGGTGCCGTACAGGAGGAACGGACGGTCCCGCTGGTCGAGCGCGACCAGCACGAGGATCCACTCCTTCTTCAATCCGGCGCCCTTGATGCTGATGCCGCCGTCCGAATCGACGTCCACGTCGAAGTAGGCCGACACCACATCCCTGCGGCCCTCCATGGCGGCGAGCTGGAGCGTCCAGTAGCCCGGGTCCGTGTCGGACAGGACGATGTCGCCGTTGTGCGCCTTGTAGTCGGTGCTGTCGCCCGGCTCCGGATGCAGTACGGCGCCGTCCTCGGTGGAGTAGCCGATCGGCTTCTTGCTTGCCGGCGGGGTCCAGGCCACTCCGGTCGGAGCCACGAACGTGCTGTCGCCCTTGGGGAACAGGAACAGCGCGTAGTTCTTGATCAGGCGCACGTTGCCTGCGGTGTTGCCGCTGGACACGTACCCGTAGTCGGTCGCGCCCTGCGCGGCGACGGTGGTTTTTTCGTTGTTGTCAGACATTCGTCTGCACCTTTCCGTTCTTCGCGTGTGGCGGCACGTTGTCTTTGGTTGTGTTTCAGTTGACGGTGACCTCGAGCAGGAGCACGCCGTACGCGCTCACCAGTCTCTTGTCCTCGTCGGTCATGCGTACCGGCCCGGATTCCAGTGACGCGCTGATGAGCGGCGCGACGGTTCCGAGCCTGATGATCTCCCTCGCGATTGCCGCCCACAGGCGGGCGGCCTTGTCCCAGTCGCCCGTATGGTCCTCTCTCATGCAGCGCACGCTCAGCCGCAGTCGCACGGCCTGGGAGATGGGAGTGCTCATGCCTTGCATGGAGTCGGCCAATGTGGCTTCGGTGAAGGGAGGTTCGAGGTCGCTTCGTTCGATCGTGTCGAACGTCACGTCCGGGAACAGTGTCCTCAGTTTGGGCAGGAGCAGCGGCTCCGTGCGCCGTGGGGTGATGGGGATGCTCATACGCGCATCCTTCCGAGCGTGTCCTCCAATGTGCCGTGCGCCTTCTCCACGGGTGCGGGGCAGAGGATCGCCACGCCGCTACGGTTCTTGCCGTCATGGTCGCGGACCATGCAACGGTCATCCTCTACGGCGGCCTCGGCCGCGTCCCTCATGCGCGAGCGCAATGTCTCGTTTTTGAGGACCTGTTGGCTGAACGCCTTGCGGTTGAATACGAATCTGCATCGTTTGGTCATGCTTATCCTTCCCGTTCGCCCACGGTGATGACGTCGCCGATGTGGCGTCCGTGGAGGTTGTTCCACACTTGCGGTTTTCCTTTGACGGGCAGGAGGATGCCTCTGACTTTGATCAGGTCGGTGGCTTGGATGCCTGTCGGCTGGCTACCGCGGATGTGGATCGTGTATTCGATGGTCTGCGGGCTGGCGTTCTCCTCGACCTGGTCAATAGTGGAGGTTGGGGCTACCACCGCCTGGAACGTGCCGACGCGGGCGGGTTTGCCCTGGATGGGGTTGTCGTCCGTGTCGGTGGTGGACTGGCCGCGCCACACTTCGATGGTTTCCACTAGGACGTCTCCCCCGTTGCCATGTCGACGCTGAACGCGCGCTGAGCGTTGATGCCAAGGATGCGTTTCTCGTCGTCGCGCAGCCAGAGATCGCCGGTGGGCGCTCCGAAACTGTATTGTTCGCTGAAGCTGCCGGTGGTCTGGTTCATCTGCGTGATGCCGCCGGGAATGTCGTACGGGTCGGCCTGCATGATTCTGCGGACGATGTCGCAGGTGATCTTCGTCAGCAGGCGTGGCCGTTCTTTTTGGAGACGTTGCCAGTTCGGGGAGCGTTCCTTGATGTAGTCGGTCACGTCCGCGAGATGCGTGTCGGCCTTCTCACGTTCCTCGTCGGTGAGTTTGTGCCACCTCTGTTCGAGGTCGACGGAGGTGGCGAACACGTCTGGTTCGACAGTCATGTCGGACTCCGTCAGGCGGTGAGCAGGACGAAGCGGTTGATGTCGCGGATACGGAAGCCGACCTCGATTTCGATTCGCACGGCGAACATGTTGTGCTCCCACAGGTTGACCTGCTTGCCGTCGATGGTGATGGACGCCTGGTCGGAGATGCTGGTCTGCATTCCTTCGACGGAACCCCATGCGGCGGAGGAGAATTCGCCGCACACGCCGAGGATCTCTGCCTTGGCCGGTCCCGGTGTCTCGGATACGGCGGGCACGTGAACGCCCTTGCTGATGTAGGTGCGGTTGCCGAGCACGGTGCTCACGTCGGAGGCGGCGGTGCCGTTGAGGAACAGGGGGCGTCCGTTGTTGTCGGTCGCCTGCCGGAGCACACTGCGACCCTGGGTGCTCAACGCCCAACCGTCCACGGTTCCATCCGCTTCGGACACGAGGTCGTCGGCTTTGTTCAGGTTCTTCCACACGTCCTTGCCGATGCTGACGGTCTGCGCGCTCTTCAGGGTGTCGAAGTCCGCACCCGGAGCGTCGACGAGACCCATGATGGTCTTGTCAAACGTGCGGGCGATGGCTCCCGGACCCTTCGCGACCACTTGGTCGTAGAGAGCGCCGAAGTCTCGGCGGAACTGGTTGGAGAACGGCATGATGACCGCGATGGTGTACGGCAGCATGTCCTTCTTGCCGAAGGTGACGCCGCTCTTCGGCTTCTCCGCACCCTCATTGACCCATGCGGCCTCCGGGTCGCCGATGATGATCGGCACGCGAGCACCGTTGCCGGGCAGTTTCATCTCCGGCACGAGCTGCATGAACGCGCTCTTGTATTTTGCGGTCTGCAAGATCTCCGCCTGGGTTTCAGGGGTGAGGTCTAGACCGTTGCTTTTTCGGGTCATGGACGGATCTGTCATGGTTTGTCCTTTCAAATGAATGTTGTTTTGCTGGTTGGCTCACAGGAGCGTGTTGCTCATGGCGTTGACGAAGTCCTCGCGGCTGGAATGTTTAGCCTTGGCCTGTCCGGTGCGGGCGCTCTGGTCCGCAACCGTGCCGCGGGAACGCATGTCGGCGAACACCTTCATGAGTTTCTCGGCGTATTCGCCAATCTGCTTCTCGTCGTCGCCCGCGAGGACGCTCGGGTCGGTGATGCCGTGTTTGGCCGCGACGTTGGCGCGTATCGTGGAGAGCTCCTTCTCGTGTTCGGCCTGTTTGGCTTCGCTTTTGAGCTTCTCGTTCTCCTCGAGCGCCTTGGAGAGTTTCGATTCGAGGTCGGCAGTCTGTCCGGCCTTCTCCTTGAGCTCCTCGTAGTCGCTTTTCCTGCCGCGTTCCCTGCCGAGACGCTCGTTGATTATGCGGTCGACTTCCTCCTGGGTGAAGGTCCTCAGCTTCGCGTTGTTCACGTCCTTTGGGGCCGGAGAGTGCTGTTCCGGCTCCTGTTGGCCGTCCGCGCCGGTCTGGTTTTCTTCTGCCATGGTTGGTGGCTCCTTTGCTTGTTCTTGGTTTCCACGCCTGACGCCGGCGAGTTGACGGCCATTCTTGTTGGTTTCGCGCATGGCTGCGCCCCGCCCCATCGCTGGGGTGTGAAAGGTAAAAGAAAAGCCATCACGTTTCGACGTGATGGCTTTCTGGGATTCAGAGATTTCCCAGCGCTTTTCTTCGCGCGTATTCGGACCGCAGCTCGTCGGTCGACACATAGTCGCCGACGGACCAGCGCTTCTTTCCTTCGTTCCTGACCCATTCATATTCGTCCTGCGGCATGGAGATATCGCCATACTTGCGTTTGATTTCCGCAAGATGGCGCTCATCGGTGACTTCCTTCAAATCACCGGGCATAAACGTGAAACGGTCGGAACGATCCATAGGCTCAATCATAGCAGTCTCAGATAAACGATCGGTCTGCCGTCGGATGCTCCAAGCCCTTCGAAACGAAGAGCCCTTCCTCTCGGCAGAAGAATTTCGTATTCTCCCGGATGCTGAGTGATCGGCTCCACATACACGCCGGCGCTTCCCGGCGGTACCAGGATTCTTGTGGCGATGCGGTCTTCCCCATCAACGTCAATGCCTCCCTCCTTAATGCTGGTGGCCATGTAGCCGATGTGTTCGAAGGTGCGACCGGTATTCAAATCGAAAAGCGACTCCATGTCGTTGACGTGGAACGTCGACAACCGCATCTGCCTGTCGACCGTGAAACGTTCTCGGGTGATATGGTCGGATATCGCTTCGTCGATGCATTCGACCTGATGGATGACGGCTTTTGACGGGTTTCGTCCGCCGAACAGGTAGCCGTTGATACTTTTATAGCTGTCTCCGGTCCAATCCATCAAAGCCGCGATCTTCTCGTCGTTGGAGAATCTATCTCCAGGCATCCTGACGCTGTAATCCGACAATCTCGATAGTTCGGAAGCACTGATTGGAATCGATTTGCCGCTCCATCGAATCGTCGGTTGGGCAGTCACGCCATCATTGACCTCATCGTGATAGATGCGTCTCAATTGGGCTAGCGTGTCACGCCAGTCGCCGTCATCGCCGGCCGCGGCCTTGGCTGCCTGGTACATTTCACGATACTTGTCCGGATCGTATCCTTTGAGTTTGCTGCTGCCCCAGCTTGGCACGATGTCGCAGTCGCAGTCCGTATGGTATTGCATCTGCCGTCCGGCGGTGTCCTCGCTCAGGTAGGCGAAGCCACGCGAGGCGAGCATAAGGCAGAACGCGCATGTCTTAGCCCCTCGCGGCACACGCGCCCAGCGAGGCTTGGTGGGATCGTTGGCCACAGCCCTCTGCATGGTCAGCCGCCCGACGGTCTGAACCAGATTCTGCACGTATTCCAGCGCCTGCTCCTCGTCAGCGAACGTGGGCCACAGGTCGTCGATGGTTCTTCCGGCGTTGTTGTGAACGGCTCCGTTTTCATCTGGAATGACATCCTTGTAGTGCAATCCCATGAAGTCAGTGTTGTTGAAACCGCCTTCCATCTGCCAGACCGCGCGGTCGGCGGTGATGGAAGGCGGCTCGTATTCCGGCATATCGATTCCGCCGTACTGCGCCCACAGGTCGCGTACGTGGCCGTAGTAGTCGGATGCGAGCCTGCTGGCGGCGTCGGCATACCGGTTAATCTCCGCTTTGATGAGCTTCTGGCTTTCACCGTCCCAGACGAGGCCCGAGACACTGTTGCCGGCCTCCTTCTGCAGGCGGCTCATGGTGTCCGTGTAATCCTCGTACAAATCATTGAGGTCGAGTTCAAGCCTTCTGCGTCGTTCCGGCGGCAGGTTCAGACTGTTCGGACTCATTCATACCGCCTTCCCTCGCCGCCGTATCGGTCTGCTGCTCCGTCTGTTGGCGCATGCCTCGAATCTGATCGAGTACCTGACCGGCCTGGGCCTTGCGCTGGTCGGCCTTCAGCCGGACGATCTCGCTTCGGCTCAATCCGGCGCGTGTCATGCCGACCTCGCTGTTGGCGAACGAGTCGATGCTTCCAGCGAGCTTGCTGAATGCGTCGGCGCTCATGGAGCTCGACGGCGTGTTCGGGTTCTTCCAGTCGACCTGCAGTTTCATCAGCTCCTCGTCGGGCACGGATGGATCCTGCATCCGTGCCACAAGACGGGCTGCCTGCAGGATCGATTCACCGAAATCCCGGTCGCAATGGCGCGCCTCGATAATCAGGTCCTCACGTTGTGCCTCGGTCGCGTCGGCGGACGTCGGGTTCGCGTCGGACACGATGCCTAGCGAGCTGGCTGGAATGTTCATCGCACTGGCGAACATCGCCGCCCAACTTTTCAGCATCGTCAGATGCGGGTCCATACTCGACGCGGCCAGTTGCGTCACGGTCGGGGACTGCCCGTCGATGTCCTTGCTGATCATGTTGTAGCGACCCATATAAAGCTTTAACGCGTCGTCCGTGCCCAACGAGGCGAGTTCTTCGGAAGTGCCTGTCAGCAGGATTTTTGGGAAAGCGTAGAATTCGGCATTCGCTTCGGCGCGCACGATGGTGCGGTTCGCGCCGTCGATGATGGCCATAGCGTCCCGGCTGATGCGGGAGCGTCCGAACGGTTTGACCTCGGTAGCCTTGTAGGCGAGGCGGAACACGCTGCACTCGTTGTCGATGGTGGGTTGCTCATCGTCCACGCGCCACCAGTAGCCGAGACGGCGCTGCACGCTGATGTTGCGGTCGGGCATGTAGAGCACGAGTCCGGTGGCCTCGTTGTTGTCGTCAACGTCGGTGATGGCCATGCACGCCCTGACCCGCCGGTTAGGGTAATCCCAGACGGCGGCCGAGCTTTCCGCGGTATGCGTGCGGATGAGCGGTCTTCCTTCGAAGTCCTGGACGACGCTGAGGAACGAACAACCGTGAATGAGCGCAGTCTGGATGGCCTGCTGCAGAACGCTAGTGAATCCGATGCGGCTCATGAAGTCCTGCAGTTCGAACGGGTCGTCCACGCCCGGCGAGACGAATCCCTCGAACACGCAAAGCTCAGCGAGCATATCCACAGCCTTGCGTGCCCACCCAAGCGGCGTGTAATGATCCTTGATGGACTTCGGCACAGTCAATCCAAAATCAACCAGTGGCTCCTTGGCCTCGTAGTAGGCGGTGAGTGTCCGGTTGCGGCTCGCGTGGCGCGTCCATACCTCGGCGAGTTCGCGCAGCAGCGTGTTCTCCTCATCGGAAAGTCCGTCGATGTGTGTCGGCACGACGAGTTTCGGCACCGTTCCGGCTCCTCCCGTAGGTTTCCACCCGTCCGGTGCTGCCGTTGTCTGGATGTCGCTCATTTAGATTCCTCCGATGATCTGTCGTCTTCCGGGATGTCGGAGCGTCGTGAACGCCCCGTACAGGGCGAGCGTGGTGGACACGAGCGGCGTGATGTCGACATCACTGCCGAGTTTGTTCCAAGCGATCGCGCCGGACTGTCCCAATGGACGCGTGGTCGCACCCTTGACGGCCGCGGCCAGCTGCGGCTGGTATTCGTCCCGCGGGTGCTTGAGCGTTCCGGCTTTGAGCATGTCGAGGAACCGGCCGCATGCTCGGCCCATCTCCTGCATGTTCGTGACCGTGACCTTCACATGTGCTTTCTTCAGTTCCGGCAGCAGGCTCATAGCGGGCGACTGGGCGTCGATGACCACGCTGGCGGTCTTCGGCCAATGTTCGGCGAGCCAGTCCACGGCCCACATGGTTCCCGCCTGCCGCGCGTCCTTGATGTTCGCCATCTGGACGATGGCCGTGCCGTCCACGTATCGTAGCGCCGCTCCGATGGTCAGCACGCTCCTGTCCGGAGGCATGTCGATGCCGAAGCTCACCGTGCCGCCCTCGGGCACGTCGTCGACGGCCGCGGCCTGCCACAGGTCGGGACTGATGGCGTACGCGGTGGCGGTCTCGTCCCATATGCCAAGCGCCTCACGACGGAATGAATCGTCCGACAGGTTGTTGCGCATGCGCATGATTGCCTGTTCGCTTGTACGTTTCGGATAGCTGGGATTCGCTTTAGCCCACTGTTCGCGGTCGTCCGGATCCGCGTCCTTGTCGGCGGCGAGCTCCACGTAGAGGAGGTTTCCGTCATGGTTCAGCGCATGCATGCGTTTCTCCGTGAACGCATCGCACTGGTCTCCCGGCTTGGGTGGATTGCCCATGTACACGACCAGGGGGTTAGGACTCGTGTTCAAAACCGGAATCATGTTGTCCATCGCGCGCACTGTGAGGATCTGCGCTTCGTCGAACACGGCCACGTCCACGCTGTGCAATCCTCGGCCGAAACCGTTTTCGCGGGCGCCGAACATGATGCGGCTGCCGGACGTGAACGTGATCTCCTGTTGGCCGTTCGCCCTGCGGATGCGTTCCACGTACCTGCCGAGCACTGGATTGTGCTCCATCTCGCACATGTCCGCGAATGTCTCGTCGCTGGTGCGCGTATGGTGGGCGGTCCAGATGGCTTTCAGGTTCGGTGTGAGTATCGCCTTGAGGAACAACGCGGTGCCGACGGTGAAGGTCTTGCCGATCTGCCTGCAGCTGGACAGCACGGCGCCGTCCGCGCCACACGCGTACTTGCCTTCCGCGTTCTTGGCGAACAGAAGCCACAAGAAGCCCTGCTGCCACAAGTCGAAACGGATGCCGGCCTTGCGCGCGGCTTTGTTGATTCGCGTGAACTCGCTGCCGACGATGCCTTCCGGCTGGCGGAGGACCTTGGCGATTTCAGACAATCGACGCTCCGACATCGTCCGTCACCTCGTCTTCCTCATCGTCCAGCAGGTCGGTCAGGCCACCGACCTGGAGCGATTCGATGCGGTCGCATACGGCGATGAGCTGGCGGCTGATCGCGGGCAGCGCGTTCGCCGGCGTCGTGGGATCGGCCATGGCCTTGAGCATCAGGTCACGGTTGTCTCGCAGTATGTCCAGCATGCTGCCGTCCATCATCCGTTCGAAGCTCCGCTGGTCGAGATCCTGCTCCGGCTTCTGTTTCGTTTCCACGGCTTTGACGGGCGGCTTACTGTTCCGGTCCTGTGCGGGCCTGTTCTTTTTCCGACGATAATCGGCTTTCTGGCGGCAGGACTTGGAACAGTACTTCTGAGGCCGCCCGTGGCCGGAAGGCTGGAATTCCTTGCCGCAGAGTTCGCACTTCATCGGCGTAATCCTCGCTTTCCGACCTTTCGTTGTTTCCCCTGTTTCCGACGTTTGAATCCGCGGGGAGAAATCGGCACTGCACCCGAGGCGACCGGGAGGGGGTGTACCCGGGGTCCCCGCCCTGGTATCGGAGTCAGATGCCGAACGTTTTGAACGGCATCGAGCTTGCTTTCACTTCCTGTCTGCCAGCCAGCAGCGCTCGTGCGTGTTCGTCTGTCTTGTCGCTCTTCATCCTGTTGCATCTGCGGTGCGTGAGCCTGCAGTTCGTGAAGCTGTATGGATCACCACCGCGTGAGACTGGTATGAGCTCGTCGACTTCGGCGCTCATCGGATGTGGTGTCTTCAATGTCTTGTCGACCGGCTTGCCGCAGATGGCGCACACGTCGTATGCGGCCAGCACTCTTGCCCTGAGCTGTCTGCGCCGCCAGCCGTTGCTGACGCGCTCGTTGCGCCGCTTGCTCATGTGGCCTCCCACGTGTATGAGCCCAGGGGTGCCGTGGATTTGCCGACGACTATCTTCGCCGTTGGCTTGCTGGAATGCCGGTATAGGGGCTCCCGTATATGGACACTCCCGTGTCTTGTAGGGGCTCCCCATCATCTGCGAATACCCCTACCGGATTGTCAATACCCCTACCCCGGGTTTGTTTCATGGGTGCCTTCGGCGGGATTCGAACCCGCGTCCACACGCGGCCACAAGGAAGAGAATCCAATAAAGACTCGCGGCCGGTACGATCTACCACTGATTCCTACGAAGGCATGGACAGGCGGATTTGAGCTTCACCGCATCACGGAAGCGCGGGATTGGCTTGCCACTGTTGGGTATGTCCACTCTGACGGGAGTGGGCGGAGCGTGTCCGATATGCCGTTCGGACAGGACGGGACTGCAACCCAAGGAGTTAGGAGAATCCATGGCGGATATGAAAAGGGTTCAAACCAAGTCACCTCGGTTTGAACCCTCTAATCCACTGACAATTCTGCGTTGCACTTTCGATTTTGTCAAATCGAATCGCGTCGCAGCACCTGCCGATGCACGTCCGAAAGCCTGTACAATGGCCGTCCCTTCTCGTTCTCGCCGGCCGGCTGAAGCCTGCCACGCTTACGCCATGAGCGAATCGTGTTCGCATTGCATTGGAATCCGCATTCGCGCAGCAGCTCCGCGCACTCCCCCGCCGTGAACGCCCTGCCCGATTCGATGCACTCCCGCAGGAAACCCAATCGCACATCGACCACGCGATAAGTGTTGCCGCACACCGGACAGTCAACGCTTACCGCGCAGACCTCCGCACTCAGCTCCACGCCGCACAGAGGATTCAGACACCTGCCGATACCATGCCTGGATGGCGGCACATCGATGATGCCCAGCGTCTTGCGCGCCAACCGCTCCCAGTCATGCCAAATCAAACCAATGTCCGGCAGTCGGTTCAACCGCTGGCAAGACCAGCATGCCTTGAGCATGTCGACGATGGGCGGGACCGCGATGCTCGTGGCCCATGGCATGGCCGGCGGCGCATACAATCGACACCACAACGCCGTCACCGCATCCTCGATCTCCTGCAGATGGTCAACGACCGAGAGTCTGATCGGCGTGGGCGCGGATGGCAGGTTGACACGTCCAGGCTGGTGACCCCCGTAATGCGCCGTCGAATCCAGAAACTCGCGCAAGGCATGGATCCAGACGGGATAGTCGTGGATCCATCCCCTCAAAGTGTTCTCGCACTTGTCGCACATCGTGGCTTGAATACGGCACTCCCCGCCGCACACTTGGCACATGCCGGCGAGCGCTGGATTGTTTTGGTTGGTTTGTGTTGGTTGGGATTCGTTGGTTGGTTCGTTCATTTGTTCGATTCCCTCCGGCGGGTGTAGTCTGGTTTGTGGTGATGCCAGGAGCCCGGCCGGAAGGTCGGGTTTCTTGTTATTCGCGGGTGTGTCGGATGATCGCTTTGATTTCCTCTTTGGGTACTTGTGGAACCAGTGGCGCGATCTCATCGAGGCTGTATCCGGCCTGATGCCATTTGACGATCATGTCTATGAGGACTTTCTTCACTTTCATTTCGTTTCCTTCTTGTTTTTTACGCATTCCGGGCAGAGGCTCTTCTTGAAATCGTCTGCATTTACCTGCCATCCCTCGTATTCGAGCCGGTGCAGCGGTCCGACGTCCCACTTGCGGCATTCGCGGCATGCGAGATGGCGGTGGTTCGGACAGAGGCTGTCGCATGGATAATCTCGGTCGATGTGCCATCCCGCGGCTTCCAGTTCGTCCGGCGCTCCACTGTCGGTGACGTCGCAGTCATGACATTCGACGTGCCAGTGGAGCGGGCAGTAGTGCCTGCCTTGGAGCTCGTCACATTGCCAGCCGTGGTCGGCGGCCTCGTTGTCGGCGGCCTCGTAGGTCGCGTCATAGACGGAAAGGCTTGTGTGGCACTCGTCACAGACGACGAACAGCTCATGGATTTCCTGGTAGCTCATCGCTCAGGATCCTTGTCCGCTCCGCTCACGTGGTCCCAATCGCAGGACAGGCCTCCGCTGACGATCACGCAGTCAAGCTTCCTTGTGTCTTTGAGGGTGATCTCGCATTCCCGCGATGTCGCTTTCGTGCCCGGTCCACTATGGACGAGGGTCGGCACGGTGCATTCCGCGCTGGTTGCCGGCTGTGGGTCTTCGGTGGTGTCGGTGCCGCATCCGGCGAGCGCCATGCATATGACGGTGATGGCGAGTGTGATGCGTGTTGTTTTTCTCATTTCGTTTCCTCCTAGTGTTTGCGCCATTCGCCGTTGGCGTATCGGTTCCATCCGCGTATCGCGGTTTTGATGCTGTCGTCCGGGGTGGTGATCCAGATGGCGTTCGGGCATCCATGGCATTTGGCGATCCAGATGTAGTGCATCGTGGCTCCGACGATCCGGGCGTAGGGTTCGATGCCGGGTTTTCTCGTGCCGCAGTATGGGCATGGGCTGGTTCGACGCCATTTCCTGGCACGCAATGTGATTCCGGTGTGTTTCATGGTTTGCCTTCCGTGATGACGACGGCGCGGATGCCGTCCGAGGTTTTGTTCGTGTGGTGGCGTAGGTCGCAGTCGATGACGTGCAGGCCTATGCCCCGGTATTTCAGGACCGCGTGGACGGGACTCAACCGGATCAGGTCCAACGTCCCGTCCAACGTGACGTTCATGCGGGTGATCGCGATGCAGCGGCGGCCGATCAGGGTGGCCGGATCCCGATACTGCCATGCGAGATGCGGTTTGACCGTCATGGTCTGCCTCCAAGCCAGCCGATCAGGACTATCAGGCACAGCAGTATGACCGCGGCGGCATTCACCATGCGCCCTTCAGGAGCTTGCGGTACCACTTGTAGTCGTTGATGTCGCGTCGGATGCAGTCGCGTACCCTGTGCATGCCGGTGTGCGGCCGGTACGGGTTTTCGGGACAGTCGATGAACCTCAAATATCGGCGGAGCGTGGTCAGGTCGAACTTCCTGTAACTCAGCCACGCGTCCGGGTTGAGGTCCAGACGTTTCAGGAAGTCGATGTCGAAATCCACGTTCGTTCCGGCCGGAACCAAGGTGAAGCGTTGCGAGAGGGATTCGAGATGCTCCTCCACGGCGTTCGCGACCGCTTCCACGCAGTCGTTCCTGTCAGAACCGTTCAACAGTTCGAACAGGAGACCGTTGTCCGTGTGCATGGAGAACGCTATCGGACTCATGTCCAACAGGTCGAGACAGTCCGGACGGATGATGCGATGCAGGGATCCATACGAATGTTCGGCCAGCACGTCGGTGCATTCCATGCCGACCTCCAACGGCAGACTGTCATTCCTGTCCGTACCGGTCGTTTCGAAGTCGAGCCAGAGCAGCGCCTCCGGCTTCACGTTCCGGTCTTCGTCCTGTTTCCTCATGATTGTTCCTTCCATTCGCTTTGCCATTCGATGATTTCGATTTGCGTGAGCCGTTGCGCCGTGCCGTCATCCAACAGCCACCACCAGTCGCCGTTCCAGTCGCGTATCGGCGCGTTGAGCGGATCACGCCAGCTCGGGATGATGTAGCCGAACCGTTCCGCCTCCGCCGGATGAGCGTGCGCCCAACCATGACAGCCGGTCGTGCCCGACCCGCACAGTTCGACGATGTTGCACGGCAGGTCGCGCATGGCCGGGTTGGCTTGTCGGCGCAACTGCCGGTGGTGGCCGCTCCTGCCCGGCCAGACGGTCGGGTCGTGCAGGTTGCGTCCGCAACGCATGCAATGCCAGCCCTGACGTGCGAGCGCGACGTGCTTCGATTCCTGGAATTGCCGGTCGCTCATCGTCGCTCCCTTCCGAGCTGGTCGAGCAGGTTGATGCAGGTCGAGCAGTCGCGTTTGATATCGCGGACGAGGTCAAGGTCCGTATCGGCGAGCGCCGGGCCTTTGAGTGCGTCGAGTTCCAATCGGTCGGCGGCTTGGATGGCCGAGGTGAGGATGCCGGCCATGTGTGCGATGGTCATGGCGTTCATGCCGCCGCCTCCTGTTCAAACAATTGTTCGGCCAATACGTCGCCGGGCACGTTCTCGAGCTGACGGCGCAGCATGTCCGGATCCACGCCCTGGTTGAGCAGGTCCGCGACCTTGCATGCGAGCTCCATGTACGTGTCCGTGCCCTCGCAGGCTATCGGGCCGAGTACGCGTTTGACCTCTTCACTACCCCACGTGAACCGTCGGCGAGCATTGGAATCTTTTGGTGTGGCGAATCCGCGTTCCTTGCCTTTGACGAGCCAGTTGCGGAATTTCGAGTTCCAGTCGGCCGAGCGGGCTGCCGAGTCGAGGGCCCGGTCGCGGAATTTCCCGGCTTCGATGTCGCAGTCGATGCCGAGCCTGTCGGCGAGCGCCCTGTGTTCCTCAGATGGTTTCCAGTCGGCTGGTATTGGGATTGGTTTTCTCGCGCGCGCGTTACTCTCTCTAGGTTCTATATACGGTTCTTCCTTAGATATGGTTCTTGTGCAATCATGTTGCACCCCTGTTTGCACACCTGTCCGTGTTTTTTGCACCCCTGCTTGCACTGCTGGTGTGCAGTCTGTTTGCACTGCTGGTGTGCAGTCTGTTTGCACTGCTGGTGTGCAGTCGTGTTGCACTGGTGTTTCGGCGTTTTTGAGAGGTGCAGTTTTTGCACCTCTGCTCATGTTGAGGTTCCAGACGGTCGGCTTGTATCCGCCGAGGCCGGACACGATGCGCTGGTCTCCCCTGCTGATCAGTCCGGAGGATTCGAGACTCTTCAACGCGTAGGAGACCGTACGCACGCTGTATCCGGTCAACCGACTGATCGTGCTCCTGCTCGGATACGCTCCCATGCCTTGAGGGTCGGCATGGTCGGCCAGCACAAGAAGCGTGCGGAAATCCGCGTGCTTGATGTCCGGCGCTACACCGTAGATAACCCATGTCAACGCTTGGATGCTCATGATTCGTCCTTAGAAATCCGGTTCGGATTCCGGCTTGCCGAAATCACCGAACGATGCCGATTGGTTCTGTGGCTGACCCCACGGGTCCGACGGCGGCAACGAAGCGGTGGCTCCGCCCGTATAACCCGCCGGCATGGAAGCCGGATTGCCATACGCTCCAGCCGTACCCCGCTGCGCCTTGGACACCTGCGCCGTCGCATACCGCAAGGAAGGGCCGATCTCATCCACCTGCAATTCCACGGAGGAACGCTTCTGATGCTGCTCGTCCTCCCACGAATGCTGCGTAAGCCTGCCCTGGGCGACCACACGCATTCCCTTCGCGAGACTATTGGCGCAATGCTCGGCCAGATCACCCCACACCGTGCAACGAAGGAACAACGCATCCCCGTCGACCCACTGATTCGACTGCCGGTCGAACGTACGAGGAGTGGACGCGATCGTGAAACCAGCCACGCTCCTGCCGTTCTTCGTCGACCTCAACTCAGGATCCGCGGTCAGATTGCCCACCACCGCGATAATCGTCTCACCAGCCATCAGAACCTACCTTTCACGGCGAGAGTCTTGATGATGCGGATGGTCTCGCCACCATCCCTGGTCTTCACCATGTGCGTCAACTGCGCGGCCGCTCCCTGACGGAAACTGTCATCAGGCATCACCTCCAACACCGGCATGGCGATCTCGGACACGAACCGGCCCACCAGTCCGGTGAACCGCACGCCCACCGATTCCAGAATCACCAGCTCCTTCCACGCCTCGCTCTCCATCGCCCGACGGCACGCGCCGGCCACCGCCCTGTCACCACTCGTCATCTTCTTCGTGTCGACATCCTTGACCGGAGCGTTCGGACTGAAATGCCAATGCGGCAGAATCTCCCTCATCGGTCACTCCCCTCAGTCGTCGTCCCTGGACGCGAACCGCACCACCAGCCACAACGCGGTGGCGAGATACACGCCCTCGACCAGCAGCGCGCCGGCCATGTTCCCCGAATCACGCCAGGTGAACATGAGCGTCACGCTCACGACCAGGCCGATGACCGCAATCGCGAATTTCATGCGGCGCAAGGCGTAGTTCGGACGCCCTTCCTTCCGCTTCTGGGATTCGGGTCTGTCTTCGAGCCGGTAGTCGTTGTCGGTCATTTGTTTTCCTCCAGTTCCTTGAGGATGCGATTGCATTCGCGGCGCATGAATTGGATATCCGTCTTCGTGAACGTGAAATCGGTGCGTCCGGCCGTAGTGAAGAAGCTGACTTCGACTTCGGCGTGGTGGTCACTGGTCTCGTTCTGGTGTTTGCGGACGCGCATCTGCAGCGCGCCATTCGCGAACATGCTCATCTGTCACCTCCGATCATGTTGATGAGTGTGTGAATGATGTCTTTGCTTTCCTCGGCGGTGAATTCCGCCAGCGGTATCTCCTGGATGCCGTCGATGAGTCTGGCGAATCCGTCCACGTCCACCCGGACGTAGAAGCCACTCGACGCGAGCAGCACGTTATGCGGGTCATGGCGTCCCGACTTCGGCGGCGCCGGCGGATTCAGCCTCACGGCCTGTCTGATGCCCATGTCACAGCTCTTTGTTGATCGTGTCGACGATGAGGTCCACGATTCCGGTGACGTCAAGGTCGACGTAGCCGACGATGTGGCCGAGCGCCCGCATGGCCTCCACATCCCCGTCCTTGAATGGGTGGACCAGTTCGCCCTGGGTCTCGAACTCGTCGAACACTGCCTGCACGCAGGCCTTGCGAATCGTTTTCATGCCGACTCCTTTCCCTCGTATTCACATGTGCTCTGGTAGAGGTGTTCCTTGAAGTAGGCGATCATCGGCTCCTTCGGATACATGACGGTCCGTCCGACCTTCACGAACTTCGGGCCGATTCCCGCACCACGCCAGTACGCCAAGGTGCCCTCCTTGATGCCGCAACGGTCCGCGATGTCCTTCGTCGTGTTCATCGGTTTCAGGACCTCAGCGAGCGCAGCGAACGTCGTATCGTCTTCCATCACGCGCCTCCTTTGCGTGTGTAATGCCGGGCGGCGTTAGGAGAACCGCCCGGCCCCCTCCTAAAATCGGTGTCATCCCGCATTTCCGACGTGCGGGCCGAACAGTTAGGAGAAGAATCATGCTCACACAGCGACAGGCACTCGAAGAGGCGAGAGGAAACATCGCCTGCGGAACCAGTATCGCCGCGCGAATCAAGGAGACCTCGCAGAATCCCGAGATTCGGGAACTCGCGAAGGCTGTCTATTTCATCGGATTCGGCAGCCAGCAGATCGTCAACGCCTTCACCGACTCCGGCAGGATAAAGGATCTCTAGGAGGAAACGGCAGACGGCTTCCATCTGTCCAAGCACGGCGGCGGCAGCGGCGGCCTCCCTCAACTGCTCGAGGCCTCTGCCGCCGATCGACGACATGGCGAAGGTCGAATCAATGAGGTCGACGCTTGTCTTCGGCTGCGTCGCGGTGATGAGACGGTTCCTCAAATCATCGAACGCGGAGAGCATTGCCCTTTGCATGTTCTTGTCCATCACGCACCCGCTTCCAACGACGGCTGAGCGCGACCCCAGTACCGGTCGATGAAATAGCGCTGCCCCTTGCCCGTGACCTTCGGAGTGCGGCTGACCGTGGTGTGCCCATCCGCATGGGTGACGGTGGTCTCCTTGATGCGGAACAGGCCGAGGTCCATCGCACGCTGTGTCGGCACGTTGCGATTCGAACCGGACTTGCCGAGATACCCGTCAGCCTGAAGAAGACGGAACAGTCTGTTCTGGCCGATGTCCATCCCGTTCTGCCGGAGCATCTTCGCAAGCTCGCCGACCAGGCACGTGCCGTCGGACGCGGCTACGGCGTCCGCGAACCGCGCTTTCGGCTCCAGTTCCACGATGCGCGTCTGCTGTTCGGCGATGCGTTGCTTCTGCGCCTCCATGGTGCGTTGACCGATCATCACGGCCTTCGCGAGGATGGTCATGTCATCATCCGCGTCTGTGGTGGGAATGTAGCCGCCGGTCCTGCGGATCTGGGGAAGCACCTCATGCGTCACCCAACGTTGGAACTCCTTCGCCTCCGGCTTGCGGGACTTCATAACTAAGCGGTAAAGACCGGGTTCGCTGATGATGATCTTGTTTGGATTGCCTCTAACATTTCCCTCCGTAATTCGGAGGGTATTCATCTCGTCGGAATCAAGGCTCTCACTGAGGTGATTGGTGTCGATGCCGAGGATGTCACACACGTCCTTGGCGACGAACCAAGGTTCCCCCGCCTCGTCGGTCAAGGTGCGCAATGCCGCTCCCTTGAAGTCGAACTTCTGGATTTCGTTGTTCATTGGATTCTCCTTAGAATCGTTCTCATGTTTTCTTCCGTTGGAATTGGTGATTGGGCGACTTGGGCGTCGGCGGTCATCGCCGTCGTATCCGCTGTCGTGAGCGTGTGGTGGCCGCACCGCAACCGGCGGCAGGCAGGATGGTTCGTCCTTGACTATGACAATGTCGTGCAGGGCATGCTCATGCATGGATTGGAATCGTGGACGCCTCATAACGGCCGTGGTACCCCGGATAGGCTTTTCAGCGTTCTCAACGACGGGGACGGCGATGGATTCAACGTGTCGTTCACTGTTGATGGTGGAGAAGCTGCAATCGTTACCGTCCAGGACAACGGAATCAACCGCGCCGCCGTGGAACCTTCGAACGTTCATGTCGTCGCTCCCGGCGAGACGGTTCTGGTTGCGGTATGGATGGATTCCGATGACGTGGCTCTCGTGATCCACTGGACGCTCCAGCCAACGCGTCTGGGCAGGCGTGTGTACCGTCGCATCCGCGTACAGGGGAAGATCGACCGTCAGCCTTGGAAGCCCCTGCCGGAGCCGGAGCATGACCGCGGTATGAATCTGACCTTGTATCGGCTGACGCATTTTCGCGAGACACGACTTTCACATAGGCTTTCCCGCTGGAGGAGGAACGTGATCTCGTTCCTGCGGCGGAATCGGTGACAGACAGGATCAGTTCGAGTATCGCCACGATGTCGGCAACGACGGTGACAGCCATCAGGATGACACCTATCGCCGGTTCTCCATGCCAGTAGACCATCGGCCATCCGAGGGACAGGAAGCCAACCGCGATCGTGAAGAACGGCATCAGAAGCAGTTCGGCCACCTCCCCGCCGGTGCAGAGCAACACATCGAGCAGGATGCTCATGCCGATCAGGATGGAAATGACGACCAGTGAGCAGATGCATAGTCCGAAAGCCAGATTCGCAATCATGATTTTTCCTTCAGAGCCTGCCGGACACGAGATTCACGAGGTTGAGCAGATCATGCGCATCACAGTAGAAGCTCAACCCGTACGATGCGCCGAGCTGAATGGTCAGCAGGAACCTGCCATCACCGAACGCCGGGGTGACCTTGAATCGCGGGTGCCAATCCTCGGAACCGTCCAGCAGCATGTCCTGCGGATGATCGAACACCGGCGATTCCTCGCGGGCGGCCAGCTCCTCGCGGACAACCTCCCTTATCGCGCCCAGCAATGCCGGTTGCCTCTTCTTGAACTCCTCAACTGAAACCGGAACAATGGTCTTGGTCGCCGGCCAAGTCTTAATATCGTTGCTCATTTCGGATTCTCCTTTCGATTCATGCGTCGGCTATCACTGATTGCTTTTCCGACGTGTTTCGTTTGAGGGCCTTCCTGCCGAGTGGGAGAATGAGCAGACCCGCGCAAAGAAGGGAGGTGAGAATATGAGCAATGGATCCGATTTCGCGAAGGCGAGCGCCGTGTTTGGGAAGGCCGCCGAAACGTCTGATCCCGACGAGAGGATGAGAGCCCTGTGCCAAGGGCTTTCCCTCCTCGCCAAGGGATTCGATTCGATGGATGCCTCCATGGCATCCGCCGCCTACTGTCTCGACGTGCTCTCGGATAAGTTCTGAACGGAGTTCCTGTATCTCCGTGCTTAGTCGGTCCGCGGCCTGATTGATGTGCTCGAGAATCGAGCCCATGACTTCGGTCGTCATGTCGCGGGCCGACAACTGCCGTCTGACCTCGATGCCGATGCCTCGCAGGTCAAGGCTGGACAGGTGGCTCCTCCTGTCGTCGCCTATTGCTCCGATAACCGTTCTGGCAGGTTCCTCGCGGACGGCTTTCCTTATCGCACCCAGCATCGCCGGGTGCAGGCGTTCGAACTCCTCAACGGAAATCGGGTTCATGGATTCATCCGGCGTCTCAGCCGGAATGTTGATGCTCATTTCAGATTCTCCTTAGAATCGTGTTCATGTGTTATTCCGTGATGATTGGTGAAATATGAGTTGGGTTACCGGCATTGATTGGTCCTCGGTGGTACCGGCGAGCGTCGTAACGTCCACGGCGGTCACGCTGCTGTTGCGCTATTTCGACAGGAACCGGCCTAATCTTGTGCTTACACGGCGTGAAGTTGTGCTGCCGAAGCATCTGTCAGGTAATCGCGATCTGTATGGCGAGCCACTGACCTTGGAGAACATCGGCACAGCGCCAGCCATTGACGTCCGGTTCGTCGGCTCCGGCTGCGTTGTCGCAGTGGAACTCAAGCCCTCGCATGGCAATGACTTACGTCACTGGGAAAGTTCCGTGCCATCCATCGCCCCGGGCGAGTCCGTCGTATTGCAGATGCACCACTCCGATGCGGATTCGATCATCGTGGTCACGCATGACCGTTTCCCCTCGATTCCTTGGCTCCGCTGGTGGAAGAAGCGTCTCCGCTGGCATATAGGACGTGTCTCCGGCGAGAATCTGTGGCCGGCCAGTGGATATAAGGCGATTCGGATTCCCCTTTGGCGGCAGCTGATTGGCCGGCTGGAACGGTACGAGCTTCGGAATCGCACTGACGAGATCGAGGAGTCACCGGAGCCGTTGCATCCGACGCCGACGACCGAGAGATGATCCCGTTCAGAAACTCGGCATCGGCATTTAGACGCTTTCGTTTTTCGATGTTCCGCTCCCAGAGTTCGACGGCGGCGACCGGATCCGAAACAGGATTCGAACTTGCTCCGCATCCGCAGTCAAGATTGAGGCCCAAGTTGTTCGCATTGACGTGTGGCATGCGGCCGCACATCGGGCACGGGTGAATCGGCGACGAGAGAATCGACGCGATTCTGGCCGCCCAGGCGTCCCACCGTTTCAGCATGAACTCCTGCGATGCGCCTTCCTCTGCAGGACCATGCCCATTCGAGCAGGATACGACGAAGTAATCCATCCTGTGGTTAGCCGAATAAGCTGTTTTCGACACACGAATCTCCGGAATGCCGCCGCATAGCGGACAATCCAATGGTCTTTTCGAATCTTCGGCCGGAATATTAATGTTCATTTCGGATTCTCCTTTCGATTCATGCGTCAGCGAGCGCCGGTTGCTTATGGTTTGATTTGGTTGATGTCGTCGATTGCGGTTCTTTTTCTTCTGAATTTGCTGCAATGAAGATGTCAAGACCGTCTTGCCATTTCAATGCCGGAGCAATCTTGTCGAGAACGCGAATCGGCCATTCCCGTTGATTGCGCATGTATCGATTCATGACGACCCGATTGATTCCAACTGCGTCGGCGACGCCGGATTGAGTGATTCCAAGTCGAGCCATCCTGACTTTTATTGCCTGTGTCACGTATTCATTGCTTGTCACATCACCTCCATTCCCCGAATATTCGGGACTTTATTCGACGTTTACCGGATATTCGGTGAACATGCTTTCAATGTACTCCCGAGTATTCGGTATGGCAAATTCGACACGCCGAACGGCGTAAAGATGTAACTTCCCGAAAATTCGAATACAGTCATCGCTATGGACAGCAGTACAACACGCACCGATCTGGTGATTTGCAAATATATCAGCCAAGCAATGGAAGCCAATGGCATTACCCAGGCCGACCTCTCCAAGGCCCTTGAAGGACGATCAAAAGGCTATATCAGCGACCGAGTACTCGGTAAAAGAAGTTGGGCAATCAGCGAGTTAGACAGACTCGCTCCACTCTTTGGGCTTCCGGACGCTCTTTCACTGGTTGCGGCAGCCTGTGGATCAATCTCCAGCGAAGCCGCCCGCGCCTACGAAGCCCGCGAACGCGAGTCTCAGATCACCGATGATCTCATCGACCGTATCGCCGCGCATCCAGAGGACTATGACGTGGCCGCAAACAAGGATTCGAACGCACGTCTCGAAGCCGAGACGCCTGACGAGTGAGGGGAATGACAATGGGTTTCAGGGTCAATCGCAGGATCAGCCTGGGCAAGAACGTCCGGGTGAATATCGGTAAAAGAGGTGTCAGCACGTCCGTGAAGATGGGACCGGTCACAGTCAATTCGAGGGGACGCAAGACCGTGCATGTAGCAAAGGGCGTCTCATATACCATCAATCCGAAGACGAAAAGAAACACCGCTCCGCAGCGGAGGTCAACTGTCGAGAGCAATCAACAGGCGAGTTATACTCCCTCATCTGCAGGCAGCACGCCACATCAGCCCCGCCCAAAGACTTTGAAGCAGCTCGAAATCCAGTACAAGGCGTATAACGTCCTTCTTTGGGTGATGTACGCGCTGACCGCGTTCACCATCCTCATGTGCTTCTTCGGCCCCGTCATGCTCACCTTCGCCATCCCGTTCACACTGATGTCAATCGGCTTCACCAAGCTCAAGACACCACTCAGGAAACAGCTAGAAGAGAGACGAGCCGACGACGCGTCTCCGAAGGCCACAGACATGGAGCCACGGATGAGTGAAAGGAACGCAAATGACTGAATACAACCTGTATTGCGATGAAAGCTGTCATCTGGAACATGACGACAGCGACGTGATGGTCCTTGGAGCCCTCATTATCCCCAAGGATAAAAGGCAGGAAATCACAGAGAATATTCTCCAGATCAAGGCACGTTACGGTGTCAAGGCACGCACGGAAGTGAAGTGGACGAAGGCCAGCATGCCGAAAATCGACCTGTACAAGGATTTGCTGAACTGCTTCTTCCTGGATGACGACATGAGGTTCCGTGTTCTGGTGGCCAAGAAGACACGTCTGAATCATGAGGCATGGTCCCAGTCACACAACGATTGGTACTACAAGATGTATTTCACTATGCTGAACAGGCTGTTCGATTCCACGAACACCTACAACGTGTACGTGGACATCAAGGACACGCACTCCGCGCAACGTACCGAGAAACTGGAGGAAGTGCTAGCAAACAGCCACTACGACTTCAACCACGAATGCATCAAGAAAGTGCAACCAATCCGTTCAGACGAAGTGCAAATGATGCAAATCACCGACGTGATCAACGGAGCCGTATGCAGGGCGAACCGGACGACCATCCCCCAACCATCAGGCGCGAAAGCTGAAATCATCGACTACATACGCATGAGATCAAAGCTCCGACTCACCCAGTCAACGACCTTGGGCACGCGCAAGTTCAACATCTTCGTCTGGGAAGGACGGAACGCATGACACCGCATTGGACACCGGAGCTCGTAACCAAATCCCCGATAGAAGACTTTGCCGTATATGAGGATAGGATTTATGCAATCTTCAGACATGACTTCATAGATTCACATCCATCATTCGACGGCCTCAGAGTTTCCGTACGCCGCCAGAAAGAGGAGACCGACGGAAAATGGGCTGGGTTTTTCCACATCACCAGCGTCGAAGACTACACAACCGGCGAGAGGAATGTCGATCTGCGTAGATGTGAGCGGATCAGGTTTCCACGGAAGACGATTGACAACGCAAAGGATTGTCCGCAATGCCATTATGAGGTATGTGATGCGCCATTAATCTGGAGGAAGCATAAGCATGGCCGCGATAGGTTATATATCCTCATTGAATCAGAACGGTATCTAGTCGTGCTGGAACCACATAAGGACAGAGGCTACTGCATGTTGGTCACCGCCTACTACGTCGACCATGATCATAGCTTCAACAAACTTCTGAAAGAATATGATCAGTCAAGTTTGAACGGGAATTGCGTTCAATAAAAGCAAGGGCCGCCGCAGCGACCCTGGAGACTCCTTCTACAACTCGGTAGATGAGCTGATTCAAGCATCACATACGACACTCCAACTGTCAAGCAGAACTTGACAAACAGCAAAAAAGTACTTCTCGAAAAACAATACTTTCGGAAGAGAGGAATGTGGATAACAAGACCATCGCGGAGCTTCACCGGAACGCGGAATCCATGGGTCTGTCAGTCATGTCACGCGACCTTCCCCGTGACATATGCGGCCTATACGACGATCGACACAAACTCATTCTGCTGGCCGACTGGCTCAACCAGCGCCAGCGCCGTTGCACGCTGTGCCATGAGCTCATCCACGCGAAACACCACGATCCAGGCTGTGGCAGCCAATACGGGTTGAAGTGCGAGCACCGGTGTCGCAGGGAGACCGCGCTGGCGTTGATCAGTCCCGTGGACTATGGCATGGTGGAGCAGATATACGAAGGCAATACGTGGATGATGGCCGTGGAATTGGGCGTCACCATCCAAGTACTGTCGGACTACCGGCAGCTGTTGTACGATTCCGGCGTGTGCGTGCAATAAAAGAAGCTCAGCGTCCACATACCGCGACGGGAAACAAAAAGGGTTCCGCCCGAACACAGTCGGACGGAACCCAAGGAACCAACAATCAGCATTTCCGTTTTCACCAAAATGAGGTTCCACGCACAGTGTAGCGCGGATCCTTGGAAAGAGACGACCATGGCCAGAGCGTTCGTAGACGACAGATGGCTCAAAAACGACGAGGACGGCAACCCGCCCAGCAGGGCCGCGAAACAGTCGCTGGCCAATGCGAAGGATCCGATGAAAGCCAATGTGCCCGACAAATGGCGGTCCGCGCTGTACGGCCAAGGCTCACGGTGGAGATGCCGCTGGTACACGCTTCGAGACGGCAAACGCGTCCAGAAATCACGGAACTTCGCCAAGCTCCGTGACGCTGAGGAATACGCAGCGGCCATCGAGGACGACATCAGACGCGGCAAATACCGCGACCCGCAGCAGGAACTACGCATCTTCCGGGACGTTGCCTCCGAATGGACGGACGGCAAGATGGATATCAAACAGGGCACTTTGGGCAGATACCGCCGCGAATTGCGCGTTTATATCAACCCCAAGTGGGGCGATCGCACACTGAGGGAAATCCAACGCGACGAACTGCAACAGTGGGTCACGCAGCTCACCGAAGGCGGGTATCCCGCCGAACTGCAGGACGATCGCGAATCGAAGCCATTGAGTCCACGCAGCATCCGCAACATCGTCAAGGTCGTCATGGGCGGTGTCATGGAATTCGCTTTGGAGCACGGCTGGATTGGCGAGAACCCCATTGAAAAGGTCACCGTGCCGCGCATCACGCAATCCGATGACGACATGGTGTTCCTTACCGTCGAGGAGGTGGAGTTGCTGGCCGGCATGGCCGAACGGGCAGGACGGCCGGTAGACGGGCTGATCGTCCGCTGGCAGGCATACACCGGTGCCCGCATTGGCGAGACGCTGGCACTCAAATGCGGCGACGTGGATGTGGATTCACGCAGGGCGCGCATCCGCCGCACTTGGACCGACGACGGCAAAGGCAGGCTTGTGCTGGGCACGCCGAAGAACGGCAAACCGCGCAGCATCGCCATACCCAGATTCCTCATACCGTCCATCGAACGGCAGATGGAGGGCATGGGCGACGACGACTGGCTGTTCCGCGCGGCAAGAGGCGGGAACCTGTGGACGAACACGTGGCGGACGCGTGTCTGGCGAAAGGCCGTCCGACTGGCCGGCATGGAGGACGAGGGCGTGACCATCCATAGTTTGAGGCATAGCTATGCGAGCTTTGCAATTGCTCAAGGCGCGGACGTGAAGACCCTACAGATGCAGCTCGGCCACTCCTCACCCAGCATCACGCTGAACACATACACGGCTCTCTGGCCGGAACGATTGGACGATGTGGCGGACGCGATTGGCGAGCTGCGCGCTGAACAGTTGAAGACCGTCTAGACGCAGAGGTTGCGCGGTCATCGTGTCGAATCGTGTCGATAGCCTACGGCCAAGAAAAAATAAAGCCTTGGAAACATAATGTTTCCAAGGCTTCCGGTCGGGCTGACAGGATTTGAACCTGCGACATTCTGCTCCCAAAGCAGACGCGCTACCAAACTGCGCTACAGCCCGTTCATGCACTCCCGCACGTGGCAGGTGAACACGAGTTTCCATTGTAGCGTATGGTAGGACAACGACAGGCTAGAATGGCAAATACTGGAGGGAACGCGCATGGGACGTCATCAGCAAGCCGAGGCTTCAGGCATCATTTCCTTCATGGCATGCGCCACTCTTGCATGGATCGCCATGGACCTATATCTGCAATTCGCTCCCGCCATCTGGCGTGTCACCCAACGCCTGTTCACCGTGTGTGCCGGAATCACCGCGGGATGTGGAGTCATCTCGTTCACCTTGGGGTATGCGCGCAACTCCAGGTCGATGACGTTGAAACATGGCTGGACCATTCCTATTCGCCGTATCTTCGAGATACTCGCTTTGTCCGTGGTCTACGCGTCGACCATTTTCGTCACGGCGTTCATGCTGCTTTCCATTGCCAGCAACATGATGGGGTTGCGCACGTTAAAAGGCTATCTGACTGCGCTCTGCGCCGCGATCTCGGGGGTCGTAGGCTATGTCACGTTCGTACAGGCGGAACTCATGAATGCCAAGACCATCGCATCCTTGTTGCCGTTCTTCGTGGTTTCCGGTGTCAGCATCGCAGGATTGACGTCCGATGATCCATACTGGTACAACAACAATTTCTCCCAATTGGGCGATCGAACCACTTTTGCTGCTCGTATGTTCAATTCGACATTGATGTTGGCCGGCGTCTGCATCGTCATCATCAGCTATTTCGCGATTTCGGAGCTCATCACCACGCACCGTCTGCAGATGCAGTATCTGTCTGCAAGCGATGAAAAAGAAGCTCCCAAACACTTCAAGGCGCGGATTCTTCTGCTATCGACCATGCTGACGCTCGCAGGCATCGCCTTCATCGGCATCGGCATGTTCCGTTACACGCCGCATCCGATTCTGCACAACGTATTCGCCCGCGGTCTTCCCTGCCTGATGAGCGTGCTGATGATCGCGCTGCCTTGGCTGGCCCCGCAGCTTTCAAAAGTAGTATATGTGATTTCAGACCTAGCTATCGTGATCGGGGCTCTTGCCGGGTTCCAGTGGTTGGCGGGGCGTAACACGTTGACGAACGTCGAGGCTCTTGCCGGCATGATGTTTCTGGGCTGGTTCATCATCTTTTCACGGCAGATTGCGGCCATCGAATCCGATCGTGTGCAGACGCAGCTTATTCTGGCGCAAACCAAGCGGCCAGAATCCGTCGAGGATCTTGCGGAGGTCAGCGAAACCGTTCCTGGAACCGTTTCCCGACTCTCGTCGGAAGTCTAA